ATGATCAGAAAATGGCGCCTATGGCTCAAGGAGGGGCGAGAGGAGGCCGGGAAACCGGTCCCGGGGTTAACCAACAAATCAATAAACAACGTCGCCTCTGCGCTGAAAATCATGCTCGACTGGGCCCTAGCCGATGAGGTCATCCATAAGGACCCGTTCCGCGGGGTGAGCCAGCTCCTCGTGGACGACGATACCCGCGGAGCGTTTACCCTGGAACAAGTCGAAACCATTTTTCACGCGCCCTGGTCCTCATACGATGCCTGGCTCTTTGCGCTCACGGCCGCTACTACCGGGATGCGCGAAGCCGAGGTGCGGGCGATCAGGCGCGAGACCCTGCACGAGCGATATATCGACGTCAATCTGCAATATAAGGCCGGCAAGGGCCTCGCGCCTCTAAAAACAAAGGATGAGCGCAAAGTGCCGATCTGCGACGCGTTATACCGGCTCCTTGATGCGCACACGGCGAATAAACGCTTTACCTTCGACGTCGGGGAAGGCGTTCCGATAGGGGTAAAATTCGCTACCACGAGATTCAGTGAAATAGTGAACGCGAATTACAAAGAGGAAAAAGAGGAGGGCGGGCTTGTCTTCCATTCCCTCAGGCACTTCTTCAATACCTACCTCCAAGCCGAAAATGTCCCTGTAAACAAAGTTGACGCCGTGATAGGGCATTCGAGCGGGAAGGGCAGCATGACGGCGCGATATACGGATTGGCGCCCCGAAATGTTCCCGGAAGTCTATGAGGCCCAAGAAAAACTTTTAAATACCCTCTTGACATAAAGGGCCATTGGCCCTATACTAATAACATAAAGACCGGCCGCATGGCATGGTTAACCCCTCCAGATAGGAGATGCAAATGAATCACTACTACCGACTGATGGTCCCAACGACCATCTACAACGAACCCGCTCCGGCCGACCTGGTCGATGAGGTTCGATCCAGCGTGAAGCTGGCGCTGGCCGAAGCGTTCGGCGGGTACACTGAGACCCGATCGACCGGAGGCTACCGGGCCGAGTCCGGCGAGCTGATCGAGGAAACGGTCTACCAGATCGAGGCCTCCTACAGCGAGCCGAACGACGAGTTGGTCTGGAAGCTGGCGGCCGAGATCAAGGGCCGGCTCTCTCAAGAGTCGGTGATGATCCGGAAGGACCACGAGGTAACCTTCCTGTAAGGAACCGGCCCCCGAAAGGGGGCCACTCAAAGGAGTATGCAACATGAAAGCAATTATCAGGACCATAGAGAACGGGAAGCGCATAGCGCTAGAACAGGTAGAGAATAAGCGGCGCTCGATCAAGGATAAAATCCTTGAAACAGGTATGCAATACATCGAAACCGAGTCAACGCTCGGGTCATTTAATGCGATGGGGCAGCGAGTCGAGGAACAGGTATTTATAATCGAGGACGTGTCGGAGGGAAACTATGTATAAAACGCCCACTCCGGAAGAATTCCGAGCCTTCCTCAAGGAGCGAGGCTTATCCGGATCCCAGGCCGCGCGGCTTGTGGGGAAGGATTCTCGCGCGATTAGGCGATACACCGCCCCGGATGACCAGAAGGGTGCAAGGTCGATGCAATGGGATACCTGGGCGCTGATAAGGATCCTTTCCGGGGCAGCCTCGGTCGACGCCGTTATTGCCGAGATTTCGCGGGTCTCCATGGAAATTGAGACGACGGACGGCAAGGTGGAAAAGCGTGATTTTGAGAGCGAGGAAGCGTTTCGAGCCTATCTAAAGGCTCATGACGGTGAGATAGTCGGTTTTATGGAGCTTTCCCCGGGTCAACTGGATTCCCCGTCGGGAATTCAAGCTTGATATCGATATCCCGCGGAGTAGCCGCGGGGTCCCCGGCGAGGTAGGGCGGTTCTCTTCCATTGTTTTCGTCGATGAAATCTGCCTTAGCCTTCGCGAGGGCCTCGCTCGTCGTGTTCGCGAGCACCTTCACCTTTTTAACCCATGTTTCCAATATTTCGATCGTGTAAATTGATGGCGGCATGGGTTAATTTATCCTTGAAAACCCGATATACGGATTAAACCCATAGCTGTAAAAATCTACCTCTTTGAAGTCGGTTGATTCTGAGTCGTATTTCGTTTTGATGCTAAATCGCTCTTTCCTGTAGAACGTATAGAACGCGGATAATCCCGCCAGAAACGAACATTTTTCGAGCACCTTATACCTTATTCCGATATCACCAACTAGACCCATATTCGTAGAATTTACCGTTGCGTTTGTGTCAATTTTTGTAGGGTAGAAAATGCCTCCAGAAACATAACCCGAATTGATAGTCCCTGTAATAAATTCATAGTCAGACGAGAGCCTCGCGCCTATGTTTGAAAAAAGAACCGTTCTTTTCTCTGGATTTGAGCGGAACGTAAAGCCAACTTTTCCGTTTAACCCGAGCACCCTATCATCATTTATCGAAACCGACGCCCCGACATCTTCAAATAGTGGACCATAATCATCTTGCGAGCCCGCAACCTGAAGAGAGTCGAAACCGATTCCAAAGAATAATCCGAAAGATCCTCCAAAATATGAGGCGTAATTAAATCCGGCGCCTATGCCGATAATTGATCTATCAACCGCCGGAGGCTCAGTATACGAATCCCTTCTCGGTGCTAGTCCGAAAAAGAAATCGGCGTTTGATTGCGAAAAAACAAAACCAGAGAAAAAGAGAACAAAAAATGTAAAAGCAACCTTTTTTGCCACGTAAAACTCCACAAAAATAATATTCTCGCGACCAATGACCATTATAGGCCAATGTTAGCGGAAAACATGATAAATTATCTTAGGCCTGTCTCTTTTTTTGTTCATCCTGTAAGGTAGATGCTTTTAGATGAAGCATTTCACCTACAACCTTCCGCGTTTGTTCATCAAGACAATCAAAATCTTCAAGAAATTTACGATATTTTAAAGCTAATTGTAACAGAAAGCGATTTTCCTTATGACTTTTTTCATCGATTTCGGGAAAGAAGCGCTCAACGCTCACCCCGAAGTATTCTGCAATCTGTATCGCGATATTAACCGGGGGAAATCTTCCACCATTTTTCCAGGAAGAAATAGTCGAAGTAGAAATTCCTAAGTGCAAAGCGAGGGCTGCTTCCTTGGTTTCTCCAAGTAAATTTGAGTAGATATTCCAGTATGTTTCGGCTCCGGTATTCCTTCCTCTGCCCATATTATTAGTATCGTACGTATTTACGAAAAAAACTGAAAAATTTCTCTTGACAGGTTCGTAAATAGGCTTTACCATGGCCTCATGAAACGTAAATACGAATTCAGGAACATATCAGTGCCTATGAACCCCGAAAGAAGGGCTTATATCGAGAACAGGGTCAAAGGCGGCGGATTCAAGCTTGGTGGCTATGTCGCATCTTTGATCGATTCCGACATGGTCCAAAACGGGGCTAAAAAACCGTCGCGCCAGTGGGATGATACCGAATCGTCATCCAGGGAGGCCAAATGAGCGATCTTCGCGAAACCGTGAAAGTAATTGAGCATATCGATTCCGCAATTGCCGTGCTTACCGAAACCCGTCAGCGTCTTACCGGCGGCGATCTCGAGCCCCTCCTTACCGTCCGCGACGTGGCTAGTCACCTCAAAAGCACCAAGCAGCATGTCTACAACCTAATCACGAACGGATCGCTTCGAGTCGCGAGAATCGGAAGCGCGATCCGCGTCACGAAATCCGATCTCATAGCCTATATCGAGGCATCAAAGTGAAAGGGGCAAGGGAGATTCACTATCGGCGCGCGGCAAACAATAAAAAATGCGCGCTCTGCGGGTATCGATGCCCGGGTTCGCTCCTTACGGTTATTCCTAATCATGGTGAGGTTAAATGCCTGCTTTTCGGTGAAGACGTCAAAGAAGAAAACACGTGCGACAAATGGCGGCACGACTAAATAGCATCAGGTTCTTTTAGGGTGGAAATTCGGGCCCGTATGAGCCCGGAATACTAAACGTTAGGAGGTGCGGTTCGTGGCTCACTGAAGCTACGCAAATGGCTTTTTCGACGTTTCAAGCTGTCGATTGTGAGCGATTCCTACGGTTAAAGATTCTTGGAAGGCATCTTGAAGCTGGGCGGGGGATTGCGTGACGGATAGGGAAGGAAAGGGCCGGCGCCGAATCAGCGGGCCCGTCGTGGTTGGGTAGAGCAGCGGTAGCTTGGCGGCCTCATAAGCCGTAGGTCAGTGGCTCGAATCCACTCCCAGCCCGGAGCGGGCATTTAACCAGGTAGTATGGGAAATGTGTTATCGGAGTGGCTACACACTCGCGGGTAACTGGTGCGCTGAATCAGTAGCGCGTGTACTAGGCGATAGGTGGTCCAAGTACCGCAACTCCTCGATGCGTGAAACGGGGAATACGCCAATTTAGCTCAGCTGGCCAGAGCACGTGATTTGTAATCTCGGGGTCCAGGGTTCGAATCCCTGAGTTGGCTAGAAGGTCGGTTCAATCCCGACTCGCTCGTCGAGGTCAAGGTGACTAACTAAACGAGGTTCAACTCCTCTGAAAACCAGCGGTACTGGTAGACGCGCGTTTTCCCGGCGATACGGGATTCAAGGAGTCGGGAGGAGTTGGTAACTCGCCCAGGCACGCGTGGCGCAAGAAGGTCGCTCCTTAAGCGCAGATCAGGGAAAGCGGTTCAAGTCCGCACGATTCCATAGTCTCGTTGCTTGACGTAATAAAAAAATGCAACCAGTTGCCAGACTGTAACACTGGACGGCGCCGAACGACTCGGTAGACAGTCCCGGGCGATTGCTTCGTCCTTAATCAATCGCTCGGGGCTTTTTTTGAAAGGGGAAATTCCATGGATGATAAAAAACAGGCTGTAGCGCAAGCATACCAACCGGAACGCTTTTTCTTATCTTCATCGTTCTAAAGCTCACGGGGCTTATTACATGGCCTTGGATTTGGGTTTTTTCGCCCCTTTGGCTTCCGTTTGCCTTTATTCTTATCTGCCTGGTGGCGCTTGGAATAATCGCCTTTTTCGCGAGCCTATGAAAAACGCAAATGCGCTCGAATCAGAAGTCCTCGAATCCTCCGTCGTTCGCGAAGTGCAGAACATCATCGACCTTTACCGACTTCCGATCTACCGGACGAATACCGGCGCGGTGAAAGTTGAAAAACGCCTCGTTCGCTTCGGGAAAACCGGAACAGGCGATTTTACCGGATGGTGCCCGAATTCTGGCCGCCACGTCGAGATCGAGTGTAAGAGGCCGGTCGGTGGCGTTCTTTCGGAAGCACAGCGTCGCCGCCTCGACGCGATAAACAAGGCGGGCGGCGTCGGAATAGTGGTTATGAGCGGGGCGGACTGCCTCGCACAACTTAAAGAAGCGGGGGTAATACGGTGAGCGAAATGAAGAAATTACGGTTAGACACGTTTCAGCACGGTGCTGTCGTGGACCTGTTTGACGAGGAGCTTCGCAAAGTCCTTGACAATATCGCAGACCAGAACACGAAGCCGAATGAAGAGCGAGTAATCATCATCAAGTTTTCGATCAAGCCGGACAAGACGCGTTCGACCGCTGAAACGACGCTCGATGTGAAATCGAAACTAGCAGGAATCAAGCCGCAAAACTCATTCCTCTTTTTCGACCACCAGGAGCGCGGCGAAGGAATCGAGGCTTTTGAAGATGACCCCGGACCGGAGCTTCCGTTCGTGGTTAAGCAAGAAGTGGCGAAGTAAGGAGCGCCTTAGCAATGGATAAGCAGACTATCGAAAAAATCGAGGAAATGGCGAACGCCAAACACCTCGTTCAATCTGGGGGCCGCGAATGGACTCCATCGTCTCTCAAGCCGATCATTTTCAATCCACTCGCGCAGACGATCGAGGTTCATACCCTTTCAGGTCTCGTCGATTTCATTTCGAACGATATCGATAAGGCCGAAATCGCAGAGAAGTATTTCATCCACGTCGTCAATCCCGAGAAAGTCGAGCTCGTTTCGGCGATTAAGGGCGACGACCGTAAGCGCGAAGTGCTTCTTCAGTCGGTTATCGACAAGGAACTCGACACGTTCCCGTTCGGAACCTTCATGTCTCAGGAAGAATTCGCGATCCGCTTCAGGTCGATGTTCGAGGTGCAGAAAGGCGATGATTCAGAATACGTGCTTTCCTTCACCTCCAAGTTGACCGGGGGTACCAATATCGACGTTCAGGACGATGGCGTCACCCAGAACGTCGGTGTTAAGAAAGGCCTTTCCGGTGCGCTCAAGGCAACCGAAGCCGCGAAACCGATCGTTCTTCTCGCTCCTTTCAGGACGTTCCGCGACATCAAACAACCAGCGAGTCAATTCCTGCTCCGTATTCGTCTGAGTGGCGATACTCCGACCGTCGCGCTTTTCGAAGCTGACGGCGGACGCTGGCGGAATGAAGCGGTCAAATCGATCGCTGAATACATCAGCTCAAGGCTTCAAAACGTTAGGGTAATCGCATGAAAAAGCTGCACGTTCTAAACTTTTTCCTTTTCGCGGCAATTGCTTGGAACGTGCTCTTTTTCCTCATGGTCGCGACTGAAAACGTTCCCGGGTGGTTAAGGTGAAAAAGGTAAAGCTTCGAAGAATAGCGCGCGAGGTTTTTGACTTCGCGGTAATCATACTCGCGGCCGGAATCGTTGTCGTAGTGCTTGCGGCTGAAACCATGGCGGTACTGGGATGAACCTGTTTCAGGAATACGAACCAAACAAAAAAGGCCGCGATTTTGTAGTTTCCGATATTCACGGATGCTATACCGATTTGCAAAATGAACTTGACCGATTGTCATTCGACGCCGTTAATGATCGTCTCTTTTCTGTTGGAGATCTCGCCGATCGCGGGCCTGAATCAAAAACCGCTCTCGAATTTATCAAGAACCCGTGGTTTTACCCCGTTCTCGGAAATCATGAAGAAATGTTTATACAATGCTGGATCGAACGGAACGAACCGATCGAATGGCATTGCCATAACGGAGGAGATTGGGCGCGTGAATTATCTTTTTCAGAAAGAAAAGATTATGAAACAAGTTTATCAAAGCTTCCCTTGATTATTCGAATCGGGAAGGTTTTGATCTGCCACAGTCTGCTCCCTCGACAAAAAATAGAGACCATTATCGCGAACATCGAACGTCTTCGCGAGTTCATTATCTGGCAGCGTGACGAAAGCTTTTTTGGTGGCCCTGATGGTTTTATTACCTATGCCGGTCATACTATTCATTCTGAAATTACTCAATACGGAAACGTCCTTGATATTGATACCGGCGCTTTCTTGAAATATTGGCCCGGTCGTTCGGGAAAACTCACGATCGTTGAAATAACGAACGAGGAAACAAAATGACCCCCCGCAAGCACCAGCGCGAAACCGCCGAACTCTGCCGAGAGATTCTTTCCGGCGCCCCGATTCGGGAAATCATCGAATCCGTCACTCCTGGCGGCGGGAAATCCTCACTTCCGGTTATCCTCGCGGAAAACCTAATCCCTGCGATCGCTGACCGGATCTGCTGGATCGTTCCGCGCGACTCTCTCAAATACCAGGGAGAAGGCGAATTCCTCGAGCCGCGCTGGATGACGTCGAAGCGCATTCGCGCGGCCGATAACGGAAACGACCTTTCACGGGGCACATGCGGCTATGTTACGACTTATCAGGCGGTCGGCGCGAATCCGGCTTGTCATGCCGAGGAATTCCGGAAGCATCGATACATTCTTTTTCTCGACGAAGGTCATCATATCGCGCGCGGTTCCGAGTGGGAACGCGCCGTCGCGCCGCTCGTCGAGTCCGCGGTCCTCGTCGTCCACGCCTCCGGGACACTTTCCCGCGGCGACGGCGAAAAGATCGCTTTCCTTCCGTACAAAAACGGAGAGCTTGACCTCGACGAGAGCGATTCCCGGCGCGTTATCAAGTATTCCCGTTCTGACGCGATCCGCGACGGTGCGATCCTCAAGGTCGGATTTTCGCTTCTCGACGGTGAGGCAGAATGGGAAGAACTCGACGGAATGAAGGGAACCTCGAGGCTTTCTGGCGAAGAATCCGCGAAGGCTCTTTTCACCGCACTGAGGACCGATTTCTCGAAACACCTAATCGACGCGACCATGCTCGATTTTCACAAGGAATTACTCGTCTATCCCGCGGCAAAAATGCTCGTCGTCGCACCGAATATCGAAGTAGCTCAAACCTACGCGAACTACCTTTTCGGGCTCGGAAAGGACGTTCAAATCGCAACGTCGGACGATGGAGTTATCGCGAAACGAAGAATCGACGACTTCAAGCGGGGCGTCTACAAGATCCTCGTAACGGTGGCCATGGCCTATGAAGGCCTCAACGTTCCGGAAATCACCCATATTTGCAGCTTGACCCATATTCGCTCGGTTCCCTGGCTCGAGCAAATGATCGCGCGCGCGAATCGTCTCGCGCCCGGAAAAACTCGCGCCGTCGTTTTCGCGCCGGCAGATCACCAGTTCAAACGCGCGCGGAAGATGATCGAGGCCGAGCAGCTTGTTCCCCTTGCAAACCCCGAGGATCAACTCGAACTTTCTTCTGAAACCAAAAAGCGAGGCGAGGGCTCAGGCGAAGCCCGGCCGTGGATCATTCCGGTCGGCTCGAAGGCTCTCGACGGCTCAACCCCGTCCGCAAGCGCGCCCGCGGCGACCAATGCGCCGCCCTGTAGCCACTCCGAAGCGGAAAAAATCCTCCGGAAGAACATTCACGCGCACATTACGGACGTTCTTGAGCCCGTAAATAACGGGTCGAAGCTCGCGATCCAGAAAATACTATACCGCCGCATGCGGCTTCAAGTTCCGAAGCCGGTAGCGGACATGAGCGTTAAAGAGCTCGAGAAGGTTTGGGTTTGGTTGAGAGAGGAATATCCGACTAAGGGAGGGATTTTATAATGACCATTTCAATCAGCATTGTCGATTTCGTGGTTTTACTTATCTGCATGTTCTGCCTCGGCGGCGGAACGGTTTGCGCTATCTGGCTTGTGCAGATCGAAAAAGAGGCGAAGGCCGCGGCTAAGGAAGACGAGGAGCGCGAGGCATGACCCACGCCTACCACAACCCATGGGCGGGCCCGAACGACCACCAGGACTTCAAGCGCGACGTTGAGCCCATCGAGCACTGCGACTGCCAGATTTTCCGCGTACATCAACACCAGTACGACGTCATTAAAGCGGGCGTTTGCATTTCTCAGCGCGGAGGGCTACAGGGCGCGAAGCTCGTCGCTGAAGCGGTCTCCGATCTCATTTTCCCGACGTACCACGACGTTCGCGATCGGATGCTCGAGAAGCACGGGTTTATATGAGTATCCGTCGTGAAGTTTTCAAAATCCTTGATTCACTTCCGGAAGGAAATATCTCGGGCTGGAAGCTTCACGAAATGATTTATTTCAAAACTGGTCGCCGGCCGTATCCGCCGACGCTTTTGCAATACGCTCGCGATTACGCGGATATCTCGGGCGGTTCGTTTGACTGCGTTGATCCGCAAAAAAGCATTTACCGGTACGTTCCTGGGTTCGGTGTTGGGAATGCGATTTTAGGGGGGAGTGAATGAATAGGATTCCGATAAAACGAAAAACTGCTCAGATAATCGACTATACGCTTTGGGGCATAGCGGTTGTCCTTGCCTTCATGGTTGATTGGAAAGCAGGAGTTTCGCTCTTGTGTTTCGATTTGATGCGCGTTTTCGAGGATATTCAAAAAGATATCGACAAAGAAAATGCGGAAAAGGAAAACCAAAAATGAAAGAGCGACCGATTCTGTTTTCCGCGCCGATGGTGCGAGCGATTCTCGAAGGCAGGAAGACGATGACGCGGCGAATTATGAAAGTTCAGCCTTACGAATCGGAATATGAACCAGGACTTTTTCACATGATGTACCGCGCTCCTGAAACCGTTGTACGAGAAGGCAAGGTGTATGATCCGATCACCAAGGCATGGACCCCAGAAAAAAGCATCACCAGAAAGGGCGATATAATTTCCGCGTCCGGTGGAATTGGTATGTATTTGCGATTCTGCCCATACGGACATACCGGTGATCGGCTTTGGGTTCGCGAGACGTTCGCAGTATCAAGCACGGGGGCTATTTATCGAGCCGACCCCATGTTCGATAGTTGCGCGAAGGGGGATATCTCATGGAAGTGGAAGCCGTCTATTTTCATGCCTCGGCAATTCTCCCGCATTACCCTTGAAATTACCAACGTACGCGTCGAGCGGTTGCAGAATATTAGCGAGGATGACGCGAGGGCGGAAGGCGTTGAGAAGTTCGCCTCCGGATGGAAAAACTATACCGATCCCGCTGTTGTGTGCCAAACCGCAAAGGCGTCGTTTCACACTCTTTGGGAATCCATCAACGGCCCCGGCTCCTGGGAAGCAAACCCGTGGGTATGGGTCGTCGAGTTTAAGGCCATACAAAAATGACTCCCGAAAAAATCCGCGCCGCGTATGTTCAAAAACTGTCCGTCGAGATTTACGGCGTTTTCCTTCCGTACCTCGACGAAGAAATGTCCGTTCGCGAACAAGCCGACGTTGAGCATCGTTTGAAGAAAATAATTGACCGAGAATATATTCCCGCAGAGGAAAGGAAAGAGGTGGTAGGCAAATGAACTTCGAACAATTCATCAACGATCAGGCAATTCCGAAGAATTGGGAAATACTTTCCGCGAGGCTCGACATGAATAATCAGACGGTCGAAAAACAGCGCCGAAAAATCATTGGCGAAATTCTCGAATACTCCGAGGCAGCAGAGAACTTTCGAGCCTCAAATTCCGAGCAAGACTACCGCGAAATGTGCTTTGAGCTCGCGGATATCGCACTTGCGATTTGCTCCCTACTTCATATCCAGGAGCGCCGGTACGTTCAAAGTAAGCACCCATTCGCGACCGACGCGGAATCGATGATTATGCGAATAATCTGCCGGGCCTCGAGCGAAGTGCTTTCCGGACTTCGCGAGTATACGCTTTTACTCAATATCGATCTCATTGGGTTTATGAAAGAGAAAATGGAATACAACCGGACCCGGAAGGATTGGTAAAATGAACGGGCACGGAGCTTCGCTAGACACCTTAGAAGACCTCTGCAAGATGATGGAATACGGAGCAACTATCGAATTTATGTCAGATCAAATCGATAGATCAATGCGGACGGTACTGAATTACCTTGCAGTTTTAAACGAGGCTCATGTTTCCTACACTATTTTTGGGAAAGGAACGAAAGGAGATCCTAAAAGATACCAACTTGACATAACGCTTAATCGATCAAAAATACTTTTGAAAAAACATTTTTCGGCAAAATATAAAAAGCCGAAGAGCGAAAAGCCGAATCAAGTAAAACACGCTCCACTTGGGGTTGGAATATCGAGATGGCTTTTTCTTACTAGAGATAGGGCAATCGCATATGCTGATTGGAGTGGTCAGTGGACAAAAGACTAACCCTTCGCAATGCGAAGAGCTTCTTCAATTCTCGAAGCAACCTCAGAGAGCTTTTCCTGGGCGAAATTATGCGGGTTTTCGCCGGTTACAAGAAATTCGACAGAAACACCGAGCGCGGCCGCAATCCTTACGGATTCGTCGGCATCGGGGAGTCGCTTCCTTGTCATCCAGTTCTGGAAGGTCCGAAAGCTTACGCCGGCCGTGTTCGCTACCCACTCCTGCGTGGTGTTTTGATCCTTAATGCACTTTTTGACGTTTGTCCAAAATGTTTCCACGGTGTCCATTTCTCCATAATATCAGAAAAATATCGTCAAATGGCGTTTTATTCGCTTGACTATAACGCTGTACGGCGTTATAACTAATATAAAGATAACGTCAAATGACGTTAAAAGTAAAGAGCCCATACGAAAGACTGTCACCTTTCGTACCGGCTTTCAGGCCATTTAGCCGGAAAATCGCGGGTGACAGCGCGGGATTTTCCGGCTTTTTTTATCAAAAAGGGGATGGATTATGAAGGAAATAGAAGCCTTACGAGACGCCTTTCGACAGGCACACGCCGGTATGAGCTTTTCGCCGGACGCTCGCGCCGAGAGCCGCGTCCGGGAGTTCTCTGCCGAACTTGCGGCTGACATTTCGGAGCTGGGAGACAAGGCAGGAAACTATGCGCAAAAGTATGCCGAACACCTCAGAAACTGGACCGCGCGTATGTCGCGCTGTATGTCCCCGATGATAACCGGTCCCGCTAACTTCCCTGCTGAGGCAAACCGCAGGCGTATGGAGTCCGCGCAAAGGGCTTGGGACGAGTTTCAGGCGTGGCGCGAGCGATACATCAAGCGCGCGAACAGGGTACCGACGAAGACCCCCGAGGAAGAAATCGACGACGCCGTGATCAAGCTCGAAAAAGAGCGGAACGCGCACACCCTAATGGTGGAGGTGAACAAGATATTCCGCAAGAAGATAAGCGATGAAGAAAAAAAGAATGAGCTTTTCATGGATTTAGAGCTTTCAAAAGAAATGGTTGAAAAACTAATGACCCCGGACTGCATGGGCCGCTTTGGGTTCGCCTCCTATGCGCTGACCAACTCGAACGCGCGAATCAAGTCACTTGAGGAAAAGGTTCTTGTAATGAAAAAGCGTATCGAGCGCCGCGATGCTTTCGAACCAATCCAGTTCAACAGCGGGTCAGTTTCCATCGAGGACGACCGCGTAGTCATTAGGCACAACGAAAGGCCTCCGCGCGAGGTTATCGACGCGCTGAAGGGGCACGGGTTCCACTGGTCCCCGCGCGGCGGGTTCTGGTGCCGTAAACATACCGCGGCGGCTATCTACGCCGCAAAGTTAGTCTGCGGAATCAAATAAAACCGCCCGCCGGGAGCGCCCCGGCAAAGGAGCACTTTCATGCTGAATCCTGAAATCTACAGAGACGGCGCCATCGCGCAGATCGCGAAGCTTTGCGAATCGGTAACCCCGGAGGACGCAGAGATCATCGGAGACGTCTTCCAAAACATGATGACGCAGTACAAGGCCGACCTCATTGACCAGATCAGCCTTGATTGCGTCTCCGGCGTTCGCGACCGGCTGGAATCCGTGCTTTCCGCCGCGAGGAGCGCTTAAATGTACGCCCTCGAAACGTTCGAAAACGGAAAATGGTCACCGGTCTTAAAGAGCAATCAGCGCGATTTCCTTGAAAACGTGCTTTCGAAAATGGAATCCTCCGGCTTTACATGCCGGATCGTATAGAGAGGGATCATGAGCGATCAGCAGAACGCGCGGACTCGGGCCAACATCAGCCTGACGTCGAAAGGTACGGTTCAGTTCGAGGTGACGGCGGAATACGACACCCCGGAGCTGATGGAGAAGAACCTCCGGGAAGGCATCGAACGCGCCCGGAAGGTAATCTCGGATCTCGGCCTCAAGGAAGTTCCTTTGGTCGAGGAAAAAACGAAGTAACCGCGGAAAGCGGTAAAGGAAACCAAGATATGGACGCGCGATCGGTAGAAATCTGGCTTGACGAAACTTTTCACGACGCTTCGAAGCTCACGCCAGACGAGGCGAAGGCGCTCGGAACGGTTCGCGGGATGCTCGTTGCAAGAATGGCTGCCGATTGCGCGTTTGTATCGCGGTTATTCGCGAGAGAAGAAGGAAATCGAGCGATGCTCGAAAGGAGATAAATCATGGGTAATGAAAACGCACTTGCGATAATTGAGAGGGCGCAGAAATCCGGAGCCCTCGTATTCGTGAACCAGGAAAACTTTCAATCGAAGGTTGAGCTCTACAAAACCGAGGCGACGGTCATTCAGGCGCGTCCTGACGAATTTCACAATCTCCAGGGAAAATTTATGCCGAATCGGCCCGTTACCGACAGGATCGGCGAAGCGGCAGGCGTTGAGTTCGTATCCGGGCACGTTCGCTCCGAGATGCGCGACGACGCGATCGCAGGGCGCCGTACGGTTTTCATCGGAACCGCCCAGGGCAAGGTCAGGATGCCCGATGGACACTGGCGTATGAGCGCGATCGAAGAGTACGAGTTCGATCCCGTTCTTCGCGCGATGCTCGATAAGAAAATCGACTACATCACCGAAACAAATCGCTCCGTTTTCGCCCGCGCCGCCATGGAGTATACCAAGGTCGCGACTCAGCGTGCCGCCACCGGGGCCCGGCTTCGCGTGATACGCCAGCTCACCGGGATGCCGACAGCTTTCAGTGCCGAAGACATGAAGCGCCCGCTGGTTTTCACAAGGACCGTGCTCAACACCGAGCATATCCTCGACACCAAGGAGGGCCGGACTCTCGCGACTATGCAAGCCCTCGGGATGAACACGGAAGCCCTTTACGGGAAGCGCTCCGACCCTGAAGAGCACGTTGAGCAACTCCCGAAGAGCAGCGAACCCGAGGACGAAGACCTAAAACAAGCTGATACCTCGCTCTCCAGCGAAGAATTGGCCGCACTCGCTGACAAGGCCACCGGAGGGCAGGGGGGAATCCAGGGCGAATTCGAGGAACTGACCGTCCAGCTCGAAGCCCTGGTCGAATCGAATAAGGAGCTCCTCGACGTGACGCTCCCGAGTAAGATCAACCCGTACCAGAAAGCGAAGGAAGAACTCGAGAACTTCGCCGCGGACGTGGAATCCCGCAGGGCCATGATCAAGCGGACGTCCGACTTTATCGAGAAAACGAGGAACAGACCGTGAAAATACTCCATACCGCGGACATTCACACCCGCAAGGAAAATGAGCGCGAGGTCATTACTTCGCTTCGCGAGATTCGGGAAGCCCAGGTCAAAAATCGCGTTGATCTCGTCGCAATTGCCGGAGACTGGGGCGACGCCGCTATCCAAAATACCGAGCAGGGCGGTCTTGACCGCTTCCTGGGAGAACTCCAGGCGATGGCGAACGAATGCCCCGTAGTTATGGTCGAAGGAACACCGAGCCACGACGTAGACGGCTCGCTAGAGGTGATCAAACGCCTCGACACGAAGTACGGAATCACGATTCTCGAACCGGGAAAGCCGTATTTTCTCTCGAAACACAAAATTGAGGGATGTATCGGAGTTGTAGATCGTCTCGGCGAGTTCGACGATCCTTCGCTCCTCATTCTCGGCATCCCTGAGCCTCGGAAGAAATACCTTCTCGCGAACGGTACGGCCGGGAAGGACGCTACCGAAGAGGCTATACGCACCGCGATGAAGCAGTTTTGCTTCCAGCTTGCCGCAATCCGAAAGCAGTATGCCGACCTCCCGTGCCTCGTCGTCTACCACGGCGACGTCGCTGGAACGACGCTACAGAACGACCAGACGATCGAGCGCGGGACGGGAATCGCGATCACGATCGACGACCTTGCCTCGATCGGCGCGGACTATTACGCGCTCGGCCACATCCACAAGCCTCAGCAGATCGGGAGTCTCCCGGCGTATTACGCTGGATCGGCCTACGCGAAGAACTTCGGAGAAGCGCACAAGCCAGGATGCAACCTGGTGGAATTGATCGACAAAAGGTTTTCGCCCACCACTCCGAATGATCTTTTCAACTATGCGACGGGCTGGGAGGCGAAAGTCACCCGCATCGACTTCTCGCACCCGCAGAATATAAAAATCTGCCTGAAAAAGAACGAAAACTATTCTCTCGAGCAAGTAAAAGGAAAGCGCGTCTGGGTTGAAATCTCCTGCAAGAAGGAGGATCAAGCGCTTTTCGATCCTGAACAGGTTCTTCGCGATGTTCTCGCCGCCGGCGCCGTCCAGGGCTCACGGGTGACCGTGGCGCTCGAGGCCGTCGAGACCGTGCGCGCGGCAGAAATTTCCGGGGTCCTTATAACCCCTGAGAAAAAGTTCGAGATTTGGGCTGAACAGTCCGCGCTTCCCGTAACCGCTTCGCTCCGATCCAAGGTAAAGGACCTTTCCCTTGAATGCCAGCACTCGGGCGTATCGGTTTCGGGTGAATGGGCCCTCGTCTCGGTCCGGCTCCGAGGCTCAATCGGGATCTGGAAGGGCATCCGTAAGGACGAGATTTTCGTCAACTTCGACGAGTTCGATGACGGCCTGATCGCGCTTTCCGGCAAAAACGGGAAGGGGAAGACGACCTTCATCGAAAACTGCCACTCCTACCCGCAGCTCCTTACCCGCAAGGGTACGCTCAAGGAGCACTTCCGGCTCCGCGACTCGTTCCGCGAGGTCATCTACCGCGACGTTTCTACCGGCGCCGAGAAGCGCTTCCTGATCCAGATCGACGGCTACACGAAGTCGGGCGGATCGAAATACTTCATCTTCGACCGGGCCCCGGGCGATACCGAGTGGACTCCCGCCGCGGGCATCGACGGAAACCTCGACCCATACAAGGAAGCCGTCCAGGCGGTCTTCGGGCCTCTCGAACTCTACCTCCGGACCGCGTTCATCACGCAGCGCCCGAACAAGGACGCGCCCGACCTCACGGAAGCGACGAAAACCGAGAAGAAGATGCTATTCGCGAACCTCGCCGGCATCGACTACCTCCAGAAATTCGCCGATACCGCGAAGGAAAACGCCGACAAGACGGCCGCGGAGAGCCACGACGCCGAGATAAAGATCGGGATGCTCGAGCTGTCGGTTGAAAGTAAATCGCGCGTCATGGAGGACATGGCAATCACGCAGGACTTCCACGATAAGACGGCAGAGACCATCGAAACCGTGAAAACCGACGGTACCGCGGCGAAGAACCTGGTCGAGAAGCTGCAGATCGCTGCCAATGCCGAGCGGGCCCGGGCGCAACGCGTGAACGAGGTCGAATTCTCTCTTAACCGCCTCGGACAGGAACTTGCCGAAACCGCGGCCTCGATTGAGGCTCTCACTGTCCTTTCGGAGCACCGGAGCGCGATAGAATCCGAAATATCCCGTTACGAGGCCCTCAAGGCGACGATTGAGACCGAAACCGAGAAGCTCCGCGCGGTTGAAAAGCGGAACCAGGACGCGACGACCAATTATCGCGAGAAACTCGACGCTTTCAACGCAAAAAAGAGAGATATCGACGAAAAAATCGCCGCGGCCCGCCTTTCCATGACCAAGGCCGAGAACGAAGCGGATAAAATCACCAGGGTAATATCTTTCGCCCGCTCCGCTGCCCCCGAAATCGAAGACTCTTGCCCCACGTGCGGCCAAAAACTCCCCGCGGCGAAAATCGAAGAATTGACCAAGGCGCGCGAGGAAGCCCTACAACGCATCGAATTACTCGAAAACGATGCAAATACCAAAGACGCGGAAATTGCTTCAATTCGGGCCGCTCTCGACGAGCTCGTCGCGGATTTGGCTGGTATCGAGTATGAAGAACCGACAAAACCGGCGCCGATTCCCTTCGACGAAACGATCCTTTCGAGCGCACGTACCCAAGCCGGCGCAATCCGTATCGACGAGCTCCGCGCGAACCTCACCCGGGCGACCGAGGCTTCGGCCAGAATCGACGGATACAAGGCGCAGATCGCCGAAAAGAACCGGCAGATCGTTGAAAAGCAGGGCGAACTCGATGAGCTTCTTCGCAATGCGAACCCGGACGCGCTTACCGACCTCGAGCTCTCGAAAAAGGAGCTGGCCGACCTCACCGAGAAGTACCGGACGCTTACGGCAGACCTCGCGTCGAGCGAAGCCTCTCTCGACGCGCAGAAGAAACGCCTTGCCGAGATCGAAGCGTCGGAAGCCGAGCTCAAATCGCTCCGGGAGTCGGTCAAAACCGCGAAAACGGAATTCGCCGAGTGGGACCTCCTTCGCCGCGCGTTCGGCCCGGACGGGATTCAAGCCCTCGAACTCGATGCCTTGGCGCCCGGGATCGCTCAGGTCGCGAACGATATTCTCATGGCGTCCTTCGGCGACCGCTTCCGGATCGAGTTCCAGACGACGCGCATGGCCGGCGCCGGTAAAAATACGAAACAGGTCGAGGACTTCCTGATTTACGTCATCGACACGCTCGATGGCGAGGCAACGCTCCTCGAGAACAAGTCGGGCGGCGAGGCGGTCTGGATCAAGCGGGCGATTTACTCCGCGTTCGCGATCATCAGGTCCAGGAATACTGGCTTCCGATTCCTCACGTCGTTCCAGGATGAAGCCGACGGCGCGCTCGACTCGGCTTCCAAGGTTGCGTATTGCGACATGCTCGGAGCGGAACACGAGACCGCGAAGCTCAAGCATACGATCATCATCACGCACTCGGAGGAAGTGAAGGCCATGATCGACCAGAAGATCGACATGGAATCGTTCGCGGAAGAGAAGGAGAAAGACGGGGAGGAAGTGGCATGAGCGAGATAATCACGATTGATCCCCGTAGAATTAAGGCCGAAAGAGCCGCTTGCATCGGATTCACAACTGAAGAGCTTGAAGATGGTTTGCCCGGTAAATATCGAGAGGCCGCGTGTGTTTGGGAAAAAACGCACATTCAGGCAGTTGTCGAATCAATTGAGGCGATAAGAATTCAGCGCGATACTGCCTTGAGAGAACTCCGCGATATCCGGGAGGCGATCAAGGCCAACGAGAACGAATCGACAGCGGACGAAGTGAAGAGGCTGGTAGCGAAATACGATACCGCGCGCCGAACACTCGAAGACCACGGGCCAGAAGGTCATAACGTCAAGAATCAGCAGTACGTAGATCTCAGGTTTAAGTGGATCGAAATGAAAGAGCGTCTCGCCGCTCTCGAAGATATCGCGACGGCAATTTACGAGAGAGAGTTCGGATCAGGTCAGCCAACAGGCTATTTCCATGACGATCTTTGCGCCGAACTCATTCGCGCAAGGAAGTCGCTCGGAAAATTACCGGAACAGGAGGATAAGTAATGAGCTGGGGAGAACGATCATGCACAGTTGCTCCGTGTTTAATCGCAAAAATTGAAACGTGCAACGTGCTTTGTCCAAAGTTTACATGGGATCAAAAAACAATTCCAGACAGCGCAGAATTGCTTACAAAGATTCAGCGCCGGATGATGGAAAAGCAAATCAAAAGGTGCCCGCGCACATAACAGCGGGAAAGGTGGGGGAATGATAAAAGCAGAAACAGTGAGAGGTATCGACCGTATCTATCGCGAGATAGAAGCAGGAGAAAAACTCCTCGGCGAGGTCGATGAGCAAATAAGCAAGGCAACCGAAAGAATCGGATTCCATGGTGAACCGCAAACAACAGCACGTCCGTGTCAACTTGGATGGCCTGACCGTGACGGGTATCGAATCTATAACGTCGAACCGATCATTGCTCGGGCCGTAATCGTTGCGCACCTCTCAGATCAGCGCGCGAAGCTCGAGAAACTGAACGAGATCGCGCGACTCGAGGTCCTGAGCGAGGATAACCATGGCTGACGTAAACCACGTAATCCTGATCGGCCGGCTTACCCGAGACGCCGAACTCAAGTATACCTCAGGGGGGATGGCCGTTTGCAAGTTCGCTATCGCGGTCAACAAACGCCGGAAGCAAGGCGAGCAATGGGTCGAGGAAGCCAATTTCTTCGATATCGTCCTCTGGGGACGGTCAGGCGAATCCCTGAATCAGTACCTGGTGAAGGGAAAACAGGTTGCCGTCGAGGGTGAACTGCATCAGAACCGCTGGGAGCAGGACGGGCAAGCACGGTCAAAGATCGAGATCATGGCGAATAATGTGCAGCTTCTCGGAGGCCAAGGACAGCCGCAAACCGGCGCAAATGCTTCGGGATACCAGGGAACCTCGGGAAACGCAAATTCGGGCACGTCTCGTAGCGATCAGGGCGATTCCGGGCCGCCTGACTACCCGGATGATATTCCGTTTTAGGGGTTAAACCCTCGGCGCATTTTGCCGGGGGTTTTATCCGGAACCGTAGAAACGGAGTTAGCCGGATTCTTTAGCAGTCTACCGCGCTTCGCGCACTAGACTGACACGAACCAAGCTGGAGGAAATCGTGGAAAAAATAAACCTCGACGAAGGTATAGAAAACGGAACAATCATAGTTCCGGAGTTTTTCCGGAAACGCTACCGACATGATTGCGTCGTTAAGTTTCGCGATGGATGGTACGGCCATCCGAATACGATTGTAAAAAGTGTCGATCAGGCGTACCGATACACTGAGTCCGAAGCAAAGGCACTTATCTCGAACATGGGCGGAGGAGAAATCCAGCGGCTAACAACTGCTTCAACTGGATAGTCTGCTTCGCATCCTGCCAGTTAAGCAAATGTTAGACCGACAATCACGGCATAAGCCCTACGGGCTTACACCGATTGATTGCGAAAGGAGAAAGATGTGAAGAAGAGTTTTACTATTGAGATTTATGTCGACGTTGAAATACCCGACGATAAGATAGAGAAAGCGGTTAAGGATTACCGCGAGTGTATCAATGAAACTGCCGACATAAACGATGTCATGGCTCAAGTCGCATGGAACGAGGCGCGGTACGGCGGGTTCTGTGAGGGTGTCGGCGAGAATGGTGAAGACTTCACGGCAACCGTAACCGGAGACAATACATCGGAAGATGTCTAACAACAGCTTCGACCTGACACGCTATGGTTCTCAATAAAACCTATGATACCTGAAATTGATTTTACAAAATAAACCGCATTGTATCGGGTTGTAAAGCCTAACGGAAATGAAGTCCACCAATACAATCCGTTTATAACGGTATTCTTAAATGTATATCTAAAATTGATTTTACTGGCAAAAATGCCCAAACATTTGTTCTTGATTGATTTTGATTCTCGTGATGATTATGTATTCGATCAATCGATTCTGGCGGACCGGTTGACGAAAAACGCGTAAGGCGCGTAATTTTATGAGAGGATTTCACGATACCAGGGCGGCGCCTTACGCCTCCCGAACACCCCGCCAGGTGGGTATCGTGAAGTCCTTTTTTTATGTCAGAAATTATTTTCCGTGGGAGGGAAACATGGCAACACAGCGATATATTTCAACATCGTTTTGGGATGATGAATGGGTCCATAAGCTCGATCCTTCAGAGAAATTGCTTTACATGTACTTCATGACGAACACCCTTACCAACATTGCCGGGGTGTATAAAATATCGGTAAACCGCATTTCTTTTGATACCGGATTCAACGAAAACACCATCCAGCACATCATGGATAAGTTTGAAAAATCCGGAAAAGTACACCGTCACAACGAATACGTCGCTCTTCCTTCTTGGCCGAAGCATCAGAAGTGGCAAGTCAAGAAAACCATTTGCGAAGGCATCGTAAGCATACTCAACGACCTCGACGATGACACCTTCAAATGGCTTTTCCATACAGGATATAGATTTGATTTTTCCCTGACACGCCATTCAGGGGATATCCTACCCATACCATACCCATATCCTACCCCTACCATACCCATACCACCCGATACCGCCTCATATGACCCGAGCTATTCTGATTTAAATTCTGATTTAAATTCTGATTTAAATTCTGATTCTGATTTGGATATAGATTCTTCGCCGGAAAATCCGGCTCAGGAGTATTCTCATCAGAAACCTTTTCAACGTTTTAACATTCCGGCTAACGACGCAAGATCGCGTATTGAGCCTCTTCGAAGAACATGGAACGCCCTCGGGCTTCCAGAATCTCGAATATCCGTTACTGCGTCGCCTGGCCAAAATTCAGAGAGCCTCGTCTTCTTGCAATACTATTCTGACGATGAGATTACAAAGGCCATGCAGAACTATAAGCGGATCATTTCAGAACCAGAGTTTGATCTTCCCGTTCAATTCCAGTACAAAACCTTTTATTCGTTCATGGGAAAAGGCGTTGAAAAATTTGCCGACGGAGCAAAGCCGTTTGAATATTATAAAAAACGAGAGTCACAAGGTAGCGTAAAAAAACAACACCTCGTAACGAATCTTGAAGGTATTGAGTTTTAGGAGGCCATGAATGCAAAATGCGAAAGAGTTTCTTCAGGAAATCGTTCTCTACTTTGGCGGATTCCCGAACGAACGCGTTATGCAGCTTTACGCGACCGAACTTCGTTACGTGAAACCCTCAGACCTTGATCGTCTTTTCAAGCAACTCATTATCGATCAGCCGCAAGCGTTTTGCCCGGATTATAAAGCGCTTAGCGACGCAATAAAAAAATCAAAAATAGAGCTGCTTGACGAAGCGTTCCAGGAAGCTCGCATTTGCAAGGTGTGCGGAAAGAAAAACTTTACCTCAGGAATATGCCCTGAATGCAAATACGACGGCGGCGTAAAAGACGGAACCCCTGAAGAATACCGAGCAATTTGGATTGACTGGAAAAATAACGGACCTCGGTATGATGTCGGGTCCATGATGAAAAACATCTTGAAAAAAAGGTCGGTACAGGCAATTAACTACCCAGCCGATTTCTGACCATGACCTCAAATCCCTGCTATTCCAAAACCTGAGCTTTGACTATTTGCGGCATTTGCTTGTAAAACGTGAGGTGATGATACATGGAGAAAGCGCACTGATAGGCGAACAGCTCATGATCAAGCTCGACTTGAAAGGGATCAAGTCCTGCATGAAATGCTCGCTTTCCGGTTCTGCCTATGTGTTCATCAAGGATTCGCAACAGGTCGTTCGTATTTCAAACCACGGGAAGCACCGCGGATGGTTCCGGTATAACATCAGGACCGACCTCAAGAAAAGCAGGACGTTTTACTTCAGCGGGGAGCGAATCTTTATTTTTACGAGCGACAAGATCGACAACGTATGCTTCCGGATTGACCAGGACGGAAAAAACAAAAAGGTCAAATACGGAGAACCCATTGTCATGAAGAAACCAAGAAAGAGGAGGTAGGATTCATGCCGGCACCGAAAACGACAAAAAAGGCTAAAAAGTCAACAAAAACGACGAAACCGGCAGGTAAGGCTTCGACGAAAGTGAAAAAGCCCGCGGTCGAGGAGAAGAAGAAGAGGGGAAGGCCGAGAACTCGCCCGATAAAACCTCCGCGGCCGGCAGAAGCAAAGCCTATTGGTTCCCCGACGAAATACCGCAAAGCATACGACGAACAGGCGTATAAGCTTTGTTTGCTTGGATGCGTTGATTCAGAACTCGCGGAATTCTTCGAAGTCGAGGAATCGACGATTAACAACTGGAAGCTCGAATTCCCGTCGTTTTTGGAGTCCTTACGGCGGGGTAAAAAAATTGCCAACGCCGAAGTCGCTGCTTCGCTTTTTAAGCGCGCTACAGGGTTTGAGAAAAAAGATTCGGTCAAGATTTTTATGCCGGCGAACTCGAAGACTCCGGTTTACGCGAAATACACCGAGTATTTTCCTCCCGATGCCTCAGCGGCCTTCCGCTTCCTCATGAACCGGGAACCAGAAAAATGGCGCGACAAACGTGAAGTGAAACTCGAAGGCATGCCTGAGATCGGCGTACTTCTCGATCTACCGAAAGACGGGGAATCGGATGATGGTCACTAAAACTGAAACGCAATCCCGTCGTGGGGAGGCTCCTAATCGAAAGCTCATGCGTCTTTCCAGGCCGCAATCCCTCGTGTTCGCGAATAAAGCGCGTTTCAAGGTTCTTAACGCGGGAAGGCGTTTCGGCAAAACCTTCCTCGCGATCATCATGCTTTTCATCTGGGCGAATCAGCATGCGGGTGCGATCTGCTGGTATGTGGCGCCGACATATCGCATGGCCGAGCAAATTGCCTGGGACGAGCTGAAGCGCCAAGTTCCGGAGCAATACGTCTCGCATAAGGACGAATCGGACCTTTCGATTACGCTTTTGAATGGGTCCATAATTGCGCTCCGCGGTTCTGATAATCCCGACGCGCTCCGCGGGCCCGGGCTCGACGCCCTGGTGCTCGACGAGTGCGCGTTCCAAAAGCCCGAGGTTTGGAAGGTTCTCCGTGCGGCTCTTTCGGATAAAGAAGGCTGGTGCCTCTTTATCTCGACGCCAAAAGGATACAACTGGTTCTACGACCTCTATTGCGCGGCCGAGGATCGTAAGGGCTGGAAAAGGTTCCAGTTCACCACGCTCGACGGCGGAAACGTCAGCGCGGAAGAAGTTGAAGACGCGAAGGCCGAGCTCGATGATCGGACTTTTAAGCAGGAATACCTCGCGTCCTTTGAAACGCTCACCGGCAGGGTATACTACAACTTCTCGCGCGAGCTCAATAAGACCGAGTACGAGGTTACCCAGGCGCCCATTCTCGTTGGTATGGATTTCAACGTAAACCCGATGACCGCAACGATCGCTCAGCGCGCCGGTACGCAGCTTATTTTCATCGACGAAATCGTGATAGCCGACGGAAACACCGAAATGATGGCGCAGGAAATTAGGAAGCGATATCCAAAACACGCGATATCGGTCTACCCAGATCCAACCGGGAACCGAAGACAGACGAATGCGCCAGCGGGCCAGACTGATTTTACGATTCTGCGATCTCATGGATTTACCGTTCTTGCGCCAACGAAGCCGTATTCTACCGCGGATAAAATAAACACGGTAAACGCAGCGCTGTGTAATGCGAAAGGCGTCCGACGGGTACTCGTGAAAAGCGGGACCTGTCCACTTCTTTGCAAGGGCTGGGACGGGTATTGCTATAAGGACAACACGGGGATACCGGATAAATCAGGCGGCCTTGATCACGAAACCGACGCGGCCGCGTATCTCATAAATTACGAGCTGCCTATTGTGGGGCGCGGATTGACCGTCGGGTCATATACGGGAGCATAAAGCCTTCGCATTGCGAAGAAACGGGGGAAACCATGGGTGTTGATACAAAATGCGCGGAATATCTTAGAAACTCGGGAATGTGGCAAAAGGTCCGGGATACGATCGCCGGAGAGGAAGCGATAAAGCTTCAGGGGACCAACTATCTCCCGCGGCCCGAGGGCATGTCCGACTTGGAGTACAAAGCATACGGAGACAGGGCGCACTTTTTCGGGGCGACCGGAAGAACCGCGGAGGGTCTTCATGGCATGGTGTTCCAAAAGGCCCCGGTTCTTACGGATTGTCCCGATAAGCTCAAGGCCATCATCGAGGATATCGACCGCGGCGGGACGAACGTTGACCAGTTTGCATCGGATCTCATTTGGGATACCATTCCGACGAACTGGGGCGGCATCCTCGTTGATTACCCACAAACCGCAGAAGAAACCGACCAGGCGACCGCCGAGCGCGCAGGGCTTAGGACCTACGCCGCATGGTATTCCGCCGAATCCGTGATCAACTGGCGCAAGAAGACCGTGAATAATCGGCAAATGCTCACCCTCGTCGTGCTCCTCGAGCCCTACGAGGCTATCGGGAAAGACGAGTTTTCGACCGAGACGAAAAACAAGTACCGCGTCCTCGATCTCGACGAGAACGGAATTTACCGGCAACGCGTGTTTGACCAGGCGGCGCCTCAAGGCCTGTCCGTGCCCGTAAGCGAGTATTTCCCCAGGAAACAGAACCAAAACCTCGACTACATCCCGTTTTTTACGTTCCCTTCGCGCAATCCCGAAAAGTCGATGATCTTCGACCTTGCATGCGAAAACATCGGCCACTACCAGAAGACAGCCGACTACGAGAACGGCCTTCACCTCACCGGAATACCGACGCCCTACGCGACGTGCAATCAGCCGCGAGATGATAAGGGCGAGCTCGTGAGCGTCAAGCTTGGGGGGAATACCTTCCTTTGGCTGGGAAGCCCCGAAACAAAAGCTGACTACCTCGAGTTCAAGGGGCAGGGCCTTGCCGCGTTGGAAAAAGCAATCCAGAGCTGCGAGGAGCGTATGGCGATTCTCGGCGCCAGGATCATATCGGCCGAAAAAAAGGGGATTGAGTCCGCGGAGGCCGCGCGCATTCACCGAGCCGGTGAGAACTCGGTCCTCGCGTCGTTTGCGCTCAACGCTTCGGACGTACTTACCGCGATCATTCGCGAAATCGGCTCCTGGGAGAATATCCCGGGAAGCGATAAAGTAACCTACACCCTCAACACGGACTATGACGTCTCTGAGATGGATCCGCAGCTTTTCACCGCGTGGACGAGCGCGCGGCTTAATGGCGAAATCCCGCGCGAGGTGTACTTCAACAAGCTTAAGACGAACGGCGACGTTCCCGCTGACATGACCTACGAAAATTGGCTCTTGGCTCTCGATTCTGACGGCATGGACCACGGAACTGACGGTGACGGAGCTGGAGCGAAGGGCGGAGAAAGGCAGAAATGAGCGTTACTTACTTCGACCGCATGCTCACCCACGCGGTCTACTTCGAGCGTTATAAAACGCACGAGATTGACCAGCTCATAAAAGTCATCGACGCCGCAAATACGTCGTGTAAAGAGCTTATCGCGAAAACGAACGGTGCCGCAACGAAGGCTCGTTACGCCGAAATCATGCGGGCGATCACGAAGATCAAGGACGAGGCAATCGAGGTCATCGACGGTCAGCTCAAGCTCGACCTCGGAGAGCTCGTAAAGTCCGAGCTCGAGTCCACGGCCTCGATGCTCAAGAACGTTGGTGTTGATCTTGAACTCGTCATGCCGGCGCCCGAAAAGGTCTATGCCGCGGCCACGTTCATGCCATTCGCTGGATCCGTAACGTTCGAGAAGATGCTCAACGATCTCGGAGACGGTGTTTACGACACTTGGGACATGGCCGTCAGGACCGGGTACCTTACCGGCCAGACCGCGCGCGAGATCAACCGCGCGGTGCTCGGATCCCTGAAGGGCCTACTCCCGGGAACCATGCAAAAAATCCGGAACGCGCTCGAGCGGAATACCAGGACTATGCTTTCCCATTACGCGGAACAGGCGAGAAACGCGCTTTACCGCGCGAACGAAGACCTTTTCCTCGGGTATCGCCGACTCGAAACGCTTGACGGCCGCACATGCCTTGAATGCGGTATCCAGGACGGGAAGGTGTACAAAACACTCGATGAGGCTCCTTCACTCCCGGCGCATTACAATTGCCGAGGGCTCTATCTTCCGCTGATCCGTGGAATCGACAATTACGAAGGCGAGCGCGCTTCGAAAGACGGGCCCGTTCCCGCGAAGACAACCTGGGAGGAATGGCTTAAATCTCAACCAGAATCACTGCAAAAAGACATCCTCGGGCCATCGAGATACCAGCTTTTCAAGAATGGGGCCCCGCTTGGTGGATTCGTGCCCGACGGACGGAAGCTTTCCCTCGAGCAGTGGCGCGCGATCGAGGGTAATACTGCTTTTATACCAAAAATCGAGAAGCCAAACCTCACCGAAACAGAAATCACTTCCCGCGGGTCGAAAATACTTGCACGTTCCAGAGAAAATAAAACCGGAATCTTTGAAGAACTCCGGAAGGAGCGGGAGTTCGGATCTGCAGCAGCACATTCGTTTGTAAAAGGCTCGAGCCTTGAGGCTAAGGCCATGATAAAGGCCGCTCAAGAGTTCTATCCTCGGGAGTGGGTAAACGAATCTATAACGCGGTCGATTGATTCACCAATTAAGGCTAAAAAAACAACACGTGCTTATTTTAGAAACGGAAAAATCCCTGAGATCTCGGTAAGCGCTTCTCCAACGAGTGCCTTACATGAAATGGGTCACCGTTTCGAATCACGAATACCCGATATTGTAAGGCTCGAAAAGGAGTTTTTTGATCGACGAACAGGTGGTCAGAAATCAATCAAACTAAGGCAATTAACCGGAAACAGGGGATATAGGCCTGACGAGGTGACGAAACCAGACAAATTCCTGAATCCTTATATCGGCAAACACTACACTGGCGATAAATACTTTGAGATTCTGAGCATGGGTGTTGAAAGATTGGCCGGGGCGAAATATAATCAAGGTGTCGATGATGACTTTGATTCGTTCATAATTGGCCTATTGGCAGGGGTTTAAATGTTTACGATCCGTGGAGAAATTGACAGGAAAGTATACTCGATCAAATACCTTGACGGTAAGCTCTCTGGTGATGAGCTTGCAGTTTCAAGAGCCCTAGCAGAATCGAACCGTGATCATGGAATTGTTGGGCTCGGTCCAGATGCCTTGATAGGCGACTATCTCTCGCAAGAGATTCCCGCTCATGAGCTTATTTCTAATTTCGTTTTTGACACCATAACCGCCGAAGAGAATGACTGGGAAAAAATACCTGATGACGCGATATTTTAAGCAGCACTATTTTTAGCAGACAAGGCGCTCAAAAAGAGCGCTTTTTTTATTTTTTTTTAATTTATCCAATTATAAAGCATTTAATCCAGTCCCCGCAATAAAACAAACTGTTTATAACAGCGTATAACGAAGCACTTATACACTCCGTACAATTCCAAAACCCACTCATTGATAGTTTTTATGCAATCTGTTACATCGCAAGGTGAATACTTTGTCAGCGCAGGAGCGCAACGGCAGGAGCCGCAAAAAGACAAGCAATTGCGAATTAACCCCAGGAGGGGACGGGAGACTTTATGCCTATCAATGCAGAGTTTTTGAAGACCGTACTGTCAGGAGACGGAGAAGCGGACGCCAAGATTGCGAAGATCATGACCGAGTACGAGGTTGACCTCAACGGCTTGAAGACGAACCGGGACACCATCCTTCGGGAAAAGGAAACCCTGGGAGAAAAGCTTAAGGCCCTCGAAGCCGAGAAAAGCGGATTCGATGCGAAGGTTAAGGACCTCGAGGACAAGATCAAGAAGGCCGGCAGCGAGGACACGAAAGCGTTCTACGAGGCCGAGCTCAAGAAAGCGACCGAGGCTCACGCGGCGGAACTCACGAAACTGCAGGGAGAACGGGATTCGGCACTCGCGGAAGCATCGCGCTACATCGCGAACGACGAATTTTCCAAGGCAATCAAGGATCTCAACATAAGGCCCGAACTTCGCGACGATCTTCGCGACGTACTCTACGCGCGGAACAAGTTCGAACGGAAGACGATCGACGGCGAGGCGAAGTACCTCAACGGAGAGAGTCGGAACGTGAAAGACGTTCTCGGGGCCTATCTCCAGACGGACGCCGGCAAGGCGTACCTGGTAAACGGAAACTCGGGCGGCGGGGCCGGCGGAAGCAAGACCCCGAACGGAGCCGGAGGGAAAACCATCAAGCGCGCTGACTTCGATGCACTCGAGCCGGCCGCACAAGCCCAGACGATAGCCGACAAGGTCGTCGTCGTAGACTAAAAAGGAGCCAGTTATGGCAAACACTTTGACCGGCCTTATTCCCACGCTATATGAGGCCATGAACACCGTTTCCCGCGAACTCGTCGGGGTTATTCCCGGTTGCCGCCGAGATTCGAACGCTGAGCGCGCCGCCGTTGACCAGGTGATCCGGGTCAACATCGGTGAAGCCGGGGCAATCGAGGATATTACCCCGGGCATCAACCCTGCCTCTACGGGTGATACTACCGTCGGTTATACCGACGTAAAGATCACCAAAAGCAAGGCGGTCCCGATTCGCTGGAACGGAGAAGAGCAGAAGGCTATCGGCACTTCCGGTCAGTATAACAAGGTCCTCGCGGATCAGTTCACTGACGCAATGCGTAAGCTTACCAACGCTATCGAAGTAGACCTCGCCGCCGCTGGTTACAAAGGTGCTTCCCGCGCCTACGGCACCGCGGGCACCGCTCCCTTCGGAACCGCCGCCGATCTCTCCGACTTCGCCCAGATCGCCAAGATTCTCGACGATAACGGATGCCCCCGCACCGATCGCCAGCTTGCGCTTAACTCCGCGGCTATGGCGAACCTTCGCGGCAAACAGTCCGTGCTCTTCAAGGTGAACGAAGCAGGATCCGATCAGATGCTCCGCGAGGGCGTTGCCGGACGGATCCAGGGTTTCGCTATTCGCGACTCCGCCGGATTCCGCGCCCACACCAAGGGCACCGGCGCGAGCTACCAGACGAACCTCGGTGAAGCTCTCGCCGCAGGGGCCTTGAGCGTTGCGATCGATACCGGCTCCGGTACCGTACTCGCGGGCGACGTCGTTACTTTCAACGGCGACACCAACAAGTACATCGTGAATACCGGGGTTTCCGCCGCTGGATCAATCGTCATCGCGAAGCCCGGCCTTCTCGTCGCCCTCGCTGACGGCGTTGCGATGACCGTCGGAAACAGCTTCACCCCCAACCTCGCGTTCGACCGGAACGCCCTGGTGCTCGTGGCCCGCGCTCCCGCGGTTCCCGATGGTGGCGACTCCGCCGATGACGCCATGACCCTCACGGACCCCATTTCCGGGCTTACCTTTGAGGTTCGCGTTTACCGGCAGTACCGCCAGGTCAAGTACGAGGTCGCCCTCGCCTGGGGCGTCGCGGCCGTCAAGCCCGAGCACATCGCGGTGCTCCTCGGCTAATCAATCGAGCCTCGGCCTTCAATGGCCGGGGCTTTTTGGTAAAGGAAAAACCAGACATGAAACTTGTGAAAATGGTTCGATCAGTACCCGAAGTAATCGGCGGCCCGGTCTCCTGCGATATCCAAATCCAGGACAAGCCGGCTCTCGAATCCCGCGGATGGGTACAGGATGGCGACGAATACGATCAGCCGGATGCTTCCGGAGCGAGCGATCCCGAGCCTGAGCACGAAGGACAGGGCACCACCGATCAGCCGGATGCTTCCGGAGCGAGCGACAAGGAAGAGCTGGTCCAGAAGGCTATCGAACTCAAGCTTGGTTCTCCCTCGACGCTTTCCCGCATGAGTGTGGCGAAGCTCGAGGCCCTCATCAAGGGAAGCGAGGCATAAGCCATGGCCATCACGCTCGTCGTCGAGGACGGAACCGGTCTTTCGACCGCAAACACCTACATATCCGCGGCCGATGCTGACGTTTACAACGCCAATCTCGGCCGCGCGGAGTGGGACGAGCTTGAAGCCGATGAAAAGGCCGCGGCGCTCGTGAAAGCCACCCAGTACATCGATACGACGTTCAACTGGCTAGGCCTCAAGGGCTCCCGGGCCCAGGCTCTGCAGTGGCCCCGGCATCTTGGGATCGGAACCGACGGAGAGCCGCTCCCAATCGTAGATCGCGACGGTTACGACATCGAAGGCGTGCCGATTGAAGTGATCAAGGCAACCGCCGAGGCCGCTTTCCTTTCGCTTGAAAACGATCTTTTCCAGATTGCTGACCCGAACGGGAAAATCATTCGCGATAAAACGGACGTTCTTGAGACGCAGTATCAGGAAGAAACCGCGAGCTCGAAACCCGCAGAGGCAACGATATTCCAGGCGCTCAACCTTATGCTCCGCGGTCTCTATGCCCGGCCGACGTCCGGCGCAACCGTTGGAAAGGCGTTTCGAGGATGAGTACCACCTCGAAGGCCCGAGCTACCCTTAAGAAGCTCAAGAAAAAAGGCGCTCCGTGTACGCTTTTGAAGCCAGACGGGGAAGCGATTTACGACGAATCAACCGACGAAACAATCCAGCCAACGATACCCCACGACGGGTATTGCCTGGTTTCCTCGTTTAATTCGGCGCTTCTTGATTCAGGGCTCGTACAGAACGAAAGCGTCCTGAGCACCGATGTAAAGCTCATTTGCTCGTTTACTGACGGCGCCGAGCCCGAAGATGGGAAGGACGTAATCGTCATCAACCCTGGAACCGAAGATGAGCAGCGCTTCAACGTCGTGAACGGCAAGAAACTCGCGCTCGACGGAAAGCGCGCAATTCTCATTACGGTGAGGGGAAGGAAATAATGTCTGGTTGGTCGCTCGATCTTAACGAATGGGCTTCAAGACAACAGGGCGACATCATCGACGTGAAGCGCATGTTTGCTTTCATGGTTTTCACGAAGGTTGTGCAGCGAACCCCCGTTGATTCAGGAGCCCACCGACAGAACTGGCTCGTGAGTATCAATAGCGAGAACTACGGCTACAACCCCGACGCCCGAAAGGGTGGGAGAGTGATAAGCGATGGGCTTGGCGTTATTGGCGGTTCAAAAGGGGCTGATCGTATCGTTATTCAGAATAACGGGCCAGCGATTACGAAGCTTGAATATGGCGGGTATGGACCGAAAAGCAAGAGCGGAAAAACCGTAAACGGGTTTTCGAAACAAGCCCCCCGCGGAATGGTTGGCGTTACGATGGCAGAAGCCGGCGCCATTCTTAACCAGGCAGTAGGAGAAGTCAAATCGTGACGAATTCGATCATCGAAGGCATCCTCGAGACGGCCCTTAAAACCCTCACGACGTTTATCCGCACGGACAACGTTGCCTGGCCGAATAAAACATTCATTAAGCCGGCCGCGAATGGATGGTACGAGATTGATCACATCCCGGGCGAACCCTACCAGGCGGCGCTCGGGGAAGACGCACCGAACCGGTGGGTAGGTATCTACCAGGTAACGATCTGCGTACCGATCAACTCCGGCAAGGCCGCGGCAAACGCGAGATACGAAGCAATTGCTGGATTATTCTCCCGGGGATCCATTTTCTCCGGGGTAGAGATAGAGCGCGTGTACTCGGGACCCGAAGGCCCCGAAGAAGACCATTACAGGCTGCCGGTACGGATTGTGTACAGAGCAGATATCGAAAACTAAAAGGAGTCGATCATGGCAAAGTATAAAACCGGCGCAAACCGTAACATCTACAGCGGACAGACCACGGGAAAAAACGTTATTCCCGGATCCCCCGTGGCCTTCGCATTGCGAAATACCTCCGATTCGCTCGAAGGTAAAACCGAGCTTATCAAGTCCGGGGAACTCCTTCCCGGGCGATCAGCGAGCGAGCCCATGGCAGGACAGCCCTCGAACGGCGGCGGTGTTGCTATGGAGTTTTCCGCGCTTTCATTCGATCGCCTCCTTTCCGGCGTGATGATGAACAACTGGGTTCAGGACGACGTCGACACCCATATCGCCACCCTTACCCCGGGAAACATTTCGAAGGCGTTCTGGATCCTGAAGCACTTCTCCGAGGCCGATCGCCCGCTTTTCCAGCTTTTCGAGGGCGCACAGCTCGATGCCCTCGAGCTTACCTTTGCGATTAACGCGATCGTGACCGGGAATTTCTCGTTCATGGGGATCAACGATCCGCTCATGGAAACCGCGAACCCGGTTGCGGGCCTCTCCTCGCTTCCCGCGTCCCTTGCCACGTCGCCGTTTACGAGCCGACGTGGTTTCCTCAAGCTCGGATCAGGCGCCACGGGCGTTCCTATCACGTACAGTAAGGAAGTCAAGCTCTCCATCAAGAACAACCTCGCGGCCGTCGGGGCCCTTTTCCAGGATACGGCATCGATCGTCGAAAAGATGTTCGACGTCGGCGGCTCTATCACGACATACCTTACCGACGAGACGCTTTTCAACAGCGCGGTAGACAAGGACAACCTTGCCTTCGCGATCCAGGTGGAAGACGCGGCGGGGAATAGCTACCTTTTCGAGCTTTCGAACACGAAGCTCGATACGCACAGCGCCGCTGCTTCGGGGCGGGACGAACTCTCCCCGACATATCCTTTTACGGCGTTCGGAACGGATACCATCAAGATTACGCGCACTCTCGCTACCGCGCGGCCCGTATACACGCTCACCTACGACGGGAACACCGAAACCGGTGGAACCGAACCCGCCGCGGTGACCAAGCTCGAAGCTGGATCCGTGATCTATGCGCCGGCGAACTCAGGCGCCCTCGTAAAAACAGGGTCGGTGTTCGCTGGCTGGAATACCACCGCCGATGGAACCGGAATCCACTTCGATGTCGGAGACCCGATCCTCGTGGAAGCCGCGACGACCATCTACGCGGAGTGGGAATAAACCATGAGCGCCAAGCTTGAAGACCTTAACCCGTCAACCAGGCTTAAGGCAGGGAAGGCCCTCGCTAGGCTCCTGAAAGATGGCGTTCCTTTCATAGTGACCTGTACCTTGCGCACCAAAGAAGAGCAGTACGCTCTTTGGTGCCAAGGCAGGAAACCGCTCCACGTCGTCAATGCGGCTAGAGCGAAGGTCGGGCTTTATTTGCTCGTGGAACGTGAAAATCGGTACTCCGTTACGAACTGCGACGGAACCAGGGTGAGTGAAGGCGGCACCGGAAGAAGCGCGCACCAGGGCGGTAATGCAATCGACTGCGTACCGTTCGAAAACGGACACGCCGTCTGGCCGGTTGAATCCGATCCGCGATGGAAGAAAATCGCTGCTGCCTTCATCGAACAGGGCTTTACCTGGGGTGGGGATTGGGACCGCGACGGGAAAACCAAGCTCGACGGTGATGACGACGAAGATATGGTCGATTATCCGCACTACCAGATTATGTGAACCAAGGCGATCCCGCACGGGATCGCTTAACGAGAAAGAAACGAGGTATTTCATGGCAAATCTTGATCGATTCGCGACTACAAAAAACGCGAACGAGGGTGTATGGGTCGAGCCGGTTCTTTTCGGGGAAAAGCTCGGCGTTGAATTCTGCGTAATCGGGTCCGATTCCGATGAAGCCAAACGATACACCCGGGAACAGGCGAAGGATATCGCCTCACTCAAGAAAGAAGAGCGCGAAAACATCGACTGGTCCGAGCGCTCGAAGATCGGCACCGCAAGCCGCATCAAAAACATGCGCGTCGTTGGAAGCGATACGGCCCCGGTGGAGCTTGGCGGAGAAGTAATCGAGAACACGAGCTCAGGGTATAAGAAGCTCTTTACCGAAATACCTGAACTTCAGGATTTTATCTGGAGCTTTTCGGAGGCCCGCGCAAATTTTTTGTCTCAGCTGAAGAAGGCCTCGAAAAAGCCGTAAGGCGGTTCTTCTTCAGGAATCACCCCCATGCAGAAGGGAAGGGGGATAAACGAAAGATCGTCGTGAATCGAGAGATTTACGACAACTTCGTGAAAGACTTTGGCGAGCCTGAAAAGGGCTCAAACGAATATGGGCGCTTCGAATTCCTTATGCCTATCGAACCGCCTGAATGTTTCGCATGGCTTTTTGGAGAGTTCATCAAGCTCTATAACGCCAGCGATACCGAGATAACCCCGGAAGCGGTCGAGTCTTACCAAAGGCTTAATCAATTTCGGTTTTCACTCTACGAGGTCGAGCTTCTATTCCGCATGAAGGGATGGGGGTCTGACGAACGCGTAAAACTCGACCGGGGGGATGACGATGCCTGAACTGAGCCGACTTGTACTTGAAATCGACGATAAAGGCATTGTCACCGCCAACGGCAATCTCGACCTTTTTAAGAAGAAATCCGAAGAGGCCGCGAAGGCCGCGACCGGCATTGAAAAATCCAACAAAGCGAACGCGAAAAGCTTTGACCTCGTAAACCAGCTCACAAACCTCAATACCCTCGCCATGGGAGCCGCGAATCTCGCGGTGCTCAAGTTCGCTGGATCGATGGTCGAAGCCGCCGGCAAGATGGAGGCGATCAAAACGCAACTTCAGGTAGTTACCGGAAGCGCAAAGATTGCCGATTCAACTTTTCGGGACCTACAGCAGTTCGCCGCTCGGACCCCGTTCTCGATTGAGGGTATTACCGATACCGCAATCCAGCTCATGCAGGTAGGTGTTCAAGCAAAGGACCTTCAAAGCACACTAACCATGCTCGGAGATGTGTCCGGAGGCTCCCAGGACAAGCTCAACCGCATCATGATGAACTACACGCAGATTCTTTCCGTCGGGAAGGCGTCTACGATGGATATTCGCCAGTTCGCTCAGGCGAACCTCCCGATTTACCAGGAACTCGCAAACGTTACCGGAAAATCCGGTGAAGCCCTGCAGGACATGATTACGAATGGCGAGATCACGGGGGAAGTCGTAACCGAAGCGTTCCGTAGAATGACTGCTGAGGGCGGAAAGTTCTTCAATGGCATGGGGCTCGCAGCAGAGACCTACCAAGGGAAGCTCTCGACGATGAAGGATTCCGTATCGAACCTCGCGGCGAAATTCGGGGAGCTTTGGCTTTTGAATTTCCAAAAGACTGCGCTCGATGCGATTACGAAAGTATCTGATGCCGCCGCAAACGCGCTCGATAAGAACATGTTCGGTAAAAAGGCATTCGATACGTTCGAAAATGATTATCTTAACTCCTCGTTCGATCAGCGCGAATATGTTGCGAATGAGCAGATAAAATTCTGGTTAAATCGTTCGCAAATGCTTAAAAGGGCAGGACTTGATTACCAAAGCGATCCTGAATACCAGGACGCAATCAAGCAACTCAACGAGTGGTACGACTACCTCGACAAGATAACGAACCAGGAGGCCGTAGTTATTCGAGACCAGCGCGAGGCCGAAGCCGCCGCAGAGGCCGCCTCCGCCGCCGCGAAAGCCGCCGCAGAGGCCGCCCGGGGCTGGCAAGAAGCTCTTAAAAAAGCACTCGACCTCGAGGAGGTCTCAACCGGTAGTCAGGCCGTTACCGATTACATCGACAATATCGAAACATCGCTCAATGGATCACTTGCGTATGCCCAGGCGTTCGGCGGTAAGGTAACCGATATTTACGACGACTACGCAACCAGGGTAAAAAAAGCGGTCAAAGAGCTCCTGCAATCTGGTTTCTGGACGCCCGACGAAGCGACGATTCAGCGCCTTATTTCGTTCGCGAACCGTCTTGAGACCGCGGGCGGCGGTACATCTTCCGCCGGGTTCTCGAATCCTCAGTTCGGATACTCGCAGGACCCCGCGTTCATGAATCAAGGCGGAAGCCCGTTTGCCCTTTCTCCTTTTGGGTCAGAGACCGGATTCAACGTGCAGTTTTCGGAATCCGATGCACTTTGGCTCGACGAAGAGCGCGTAAGGAAAGAAGAAGAACAGGCCGCGCGCCTCGCAGCAATTTACCGCAATCTCGGGGATCAGCTTAAACAATTCGCCGCGGACGCCACTTTTGATGCTTTATGGACGATGGGTGAGGCCCTTTATGAGGGCGGAAACGCCGCGGAAGCTTTCGGGAAGTCCCTCGCGAAGTCCATCCTTCAGAACGTCCCGGCTATGCTATTTCAGACCGGATTCCAGATGGCGATTACCGGAAACGTGTACGGAGGCCTCGCGCTCATGGCTCTTTCAGGCCTTGGCGCCGTTGCCGGCGGATACCTCACAAAAGGCATGGATGGGGCAGATGACGGAGACGAGAAGGCTAAAAAGCTCGAAACACTCACGAACCAGCTCGCAGACCTCATCACGCAATCGAAGGCTGATGCCGAATACTTCGCGACTGGGCTTCGCTCGAGGAATGCGCAATACCTCAATTCGACGGTATCGGTAAACGATGCGATTATCACGAAACAGGGCCAGGTAATTCAGACACACCCGGACGACTATCTCATCGCTACGAAAACCCCGGGTTCTCTCGGTGGTGTGAGTGGTCGAGTCGTTATCAACGTCAATAACACGATTTCAAATGAGGCATCCGTAGATATTCAGGAAAAAGAAAATGCCGACGGAACAAAAGAGCTTTTCTTCACGGTACGGAAGCTCATAAAAAGCGACATGGCCCGCGGGGAATATGACGCTGTTCTTGCGTCAAGACAACCAGCGATCGCAGGGCGTGGAAAGAGGGTAAGTCAATGATCGGATGGCCTTCAGGAGTAAATCAGATAGTACTCAACCAAACAGCCGGGTCGCTCGGGGATGGAATAATTTCCGACACGATGCGGAGTGGTAAGAAGAAAACACGGCTCCGGAGCACCTCAGCGCCCGAGTCTTTTTCGGTAACCATGAAGATGACCCGCGAAGAGCTCGAGCTTTTCCGTACCTGGTACAAGGTCGATCTCCGCATGGGCGCTCTTTCATTCCAATTTCCGAAAATTGCCGGGACCGGTAATGCGGAATACAAAATACTCCCTTCCCCTTCATGGTCCCAGCTCGCGGCAAACCATGTAAGCGTTTCGATGCAATGGGAGGAAGCATGATTTCTCCAAAAGCGGCACAGCAAATGCTTCGCCTCAGCTCGAAAGCGTATTTTCCCATTCTTCTCGAGATAGCTTCACCGGTCTTTGTGGGTGGGGTGATGCGCCTCGTGAACAACGAAACCGATCTCGAATACAACGGATACACGTACCGCGCGGCATCTTTCCGCTTCACGCCGCCGAAATACTCTGACAAAAAAATGGGAAACGCCACACTTTCTATCTCGACCATCAACCAGGAAGTGATTGTCGCAATCCGGGAAATGACGGAGCGCGCGAGCGCCCAAGTTGTCGCCGCGTTCTATTACGACGATTCCGGCGTTCTGACGTTTGAATCTATGGAGGAGTGGTCTTTCCAGCTCGCGAAGGTTTCCTGGGGGGACATCATCGCCACGTGGGAAATGATCTACGACGACGTTATGGAAAACGTCGCCATCGCTGACCGGCTCACGCCCCAAAAGTGCCCGGCGCTCGCATGACCGCCGACCTCCGTGACCTCATTGGGAAGCCTTACGCGCCGCACGGCCGCGGTCCTGACGCCTACGACTGCTTCGGCCTCGCAATTGAAGTTTTACGCCGGTACGGGAAATCGCTTCCTGACGCGTACTACCTCGACGAGAACAGGAGCTTCAATTCGGTAGTAATCGAGGATTTTGCAAGAGCTTACGTTGTGCCGCGCGTAGAGGCCCCGGAAGAGGGTGACCTGGTGCTTATGAAAGTTGGCGGGGTCCCGAGTCACCTTGGGGTGTATATCGGGAACGGAAAGTGTATTCACGCATGGCGGCCGACCGTGAAGGTGTCCGACATGACCGAGATTAGAAACAAAATTGAAGGAATTTACCGATGGCCGCGATAACTATTTTTAGAAACCCTTTTTCCTCTGAGCGCGAGACCATTCAAGCAGAAGCAGGGAAGCGCATTTCCGAGGTAGTTTCGTTTAGCGAAGAGCGATCGCATGTATTCGTAAACGGATCCAGGATCGCTGAGGATTGGATTCTAGGGGTCGATGACGTAGTTTTGATCCGGGAATACCCTGCCGACCCAGCGACGGCCTCAGCCATCATTTTTGCGGCTATTGTTACATACCTTTTTACTGAAGTAGTCGTCGAGGCTATGACCGGAAAGTATCTAGCAGATTATGTGGGTCTCGGTAAAAAACTCAACGGATATTTTGGTCTCGGCGATGACGATTCTTCAGCGCTTAATAGCCAGGAGAGTATCAAAAAAACTCCTCAGCTCCGCGGATCAAAGAACCAGCTTTGGAGCGGTAAAAACGTTCCGCTTCTGCTCGGCGAGCACCTCTTCACACCCGGCATTTGCGGGAAACCTTATTCCCAAATCGACCCAGTTACGGATCCTGATGGTGAGAAACCGTACATTACTATTCTCTATATGCTCGGTTATTCACCACTCATCGCGACCGATTTACGACTCGGTGAAATGCTCCTCGCAACCAACACCGCTCTCACGCTTAACGGTAACATTGCTGTCGACGGAAGGTACTCAAGCGCAGATTATGGTACCGTTCTCGAAATAAGGGATTCTTCCGAGGTTTCTATCTATCCTCAGAAAGTTATCGAGGACCAGACTGGCGGAATAAAACTCCTCAACACAGAAATAACCGGGCCCGAGTACCCAATCCGTTTTTCAGCCTCCAACGTAATGAAGCTCGAGGTTGAAATCATGTTCGGAGGTCTTTTTCGGGTAAACGATGACGGAAGCCGCGGCGATGCTACCGTGACAGTTCGCGCTCAGTGGAGACCTTTAAACGGCAATGATTCACAATGGTCCGACTTCCCCGGGTTTACAAACGCAACATCTTTCGCGTCCGGGGTAAGCACCTTTACTCGAAACGCCTCCAAGGAAATGCGCTTTATCACCACAAAAAACTTTACGAAAACCGAAATGGACGCTATCCCTTCGGGTATCGTCGAGATTCGTGTTTTTAGAACAAATGCCCAATCATTGGACACGAGAACAAATGATTCCGTTTACTGGACCGCCTCCCGTTCGTGGTGCTTCGATAAAGCTGCCTCATCTGCAGCCGGATATCTTGTCGCTCAGGCTCCAGTTATCCAAAAGGTGCGCGATAAAACCGTCCGTCTTGGGTTTAGAATTTACGCAAAAGACGACCTTAACGGAACGCTCGACTCGCTCAACATGATTATGAAGTCAATCACGCGCACCTGGACCGGAAGTGCTTGGACGAGTAAGTCTACAGCGTATTCGAATAAATCAACCTCAAAGAACCCTGCGGCTGTGGCCCTTTCGGTCCTCCAGGGCAATAACCTCGGGAAAAACGCATATCTTGATTCCAAGCTCGATATGGCTGAATTCGGCCGTTTTTACGAGTTTTGCGAGACCAAAGGCTTTACGTGTAATGGCGTCGTGACGAATGATGTGAAGCTCGAAAACCTCGTCAAGGATATACTTTTTACCGGCCGCGCGCAAAAGATCATGAAAGACGGGCTCCATTCGCTCTTTATTGATCAGCCGCAAGCGATACCGATAACAATCCTCAACAACCAGAACGTAATTTCCGCGAGCAACACGAAGGACTTCGATAAAGTTCCTGACGGCCTCAAAGTCTCTTTCGTGGATGAGTACGACAGGTATCAAACGAATGAGATTTACGTCATGGATGACGGGAAATCATCGAGCGATCCCGACATGGAATTTCTCGACGTGGAATTTACTTTTGTCACGAATAGAAACCACGTTTGGAAGCTCGGAAGGTATATTCTCGCGTGCTTAATCCTTCGGCCGGAAGTATGGACCAGAAAGGTATCGATCGACGGCGGAAGGCTGCCTGTCGGCTCTCTCGTTGAGGTTCAAGACGACACCATCGCTGTAGGAATCAACTCAGGGGGTGTGATAAAGTCGATTCTTACCTCGGGCGGATACATGACTGGGATCGTTTCGGATTCGTACTTCGATATGGAGGACGGGAAATCCTATGCGGTAAAAGTCCTTCAGGCAGACGGGGCGAACGAGCCTCGTATAAGGCTTATGCCGGTAGTCACGAACGCCGGGACCCACAACACGCTTACTTTTGTTACGCCTCTCGCACTGACCGAAGACCAAAAGCCGAGCGAAGAAGATATTTTCTCATTCGGGCTCCTTGAAAAAGTCACCGCCGACGCGCTCGTTGTCGGATACAGCACCTCGGACGACGGAACGTATGAGCTATCGCTCGTGCCCTACAGCGACGACCTCTACGATTGCGATACTGGAGAAATTCCGGAATTTGACTCGAAAATAACCCCACCACTCGATAATTCAGCGCTTGAGAAGTTTTCTCCGACACAGTCTCAGCTTGAAACCATTACTAGCGTTGTAAATCCAATCGTCGAGCAGATCGAACTTACTCCTGGACCGCCCGGTGTTGGTATTGATTCCGTGTCGATTTCTTACCAGGTAGGAACCAGCGCAACGACTCCGCCGACAGGAACGTGGACGACAACGCCCGGAGCAACGTCGCCCGGACAATACCTTTGGACCCGGACAATAACTACCTATACCGACGCCTCTGGTGTTACGGCGTATTCTGTCGCGGCACATGGTGCGACTGGTCCGGCCGGCGCCACAGGTCCAACGGGCCCCACCGGCGCGACCGGGTCACAAGGACCCACCGGAGCCACTGGTCCGCAAGGGGCGACATCCCTTGGGCTTGGATTCATTCTTAACGCTTCGACATTCGCTGCAGAAGGTTCAAATACTGGAGAAATCTATATCCACGGCTATACATCAGCCGGAGCGGCCGCAGATACGAACGGGTTTATTTTCTTCAAGAACGCGCAAATAGCCATTACTCGTGGAATGGTTGACCCCGGCGTCGCTGTAGATGGATTCTTACTTGCACCGAAAGCAGGGGGATCCGTCATTGCGGCGTTTTTCCGGATAAGTAATCAGACCTGGTATAGCGTGATCGGGGGCACTCTCACCGCACTTACCGAGGCGAATTACGTTGCAGTCGGAGAGATCATAAATACCGCCGCTGAAACAACCGAATCCGCGCGGCTTTATCCTACCGGAAGAGACCTCGTAGATATTCGCACGTCAATCGAGGCGAAGTATATCGGTATCGCTGGCTCGGTAACAAACGGGTCTGGCACGGTGTCGATTTACCAGGCAATAAGCGCCACGCAATTCTCGGCTTCAGGTGTCTCTCGTCGTGTTCGTCCTGGGGCTTGCGTTTTCGTTCGAGGCGGTACGCTTAATCAATCCGGTTCCGCTGATTCGGTGAAGGCCCTGCGTGTTTTCGACGGGTATTACTGGGAAGCCCCAAGGACCGAGGATTACGAGAAATATCGCCAGCTTGCGGGTCTTTCGCTTCTTGGGGTCGCGCGCATTTACAGCGCAAGCAGCACTGTACCGACAGATTGCGGAACGTACATTGACTTCCTTATTGCAAACGCGGCTGTCATAGCCGCCCTCTCATCCGAAGAAATCCAGTTCCTTGAGTATGTCGCATCGATTGCCGATTCAACGCTCGTGGCTCGATCCGGCTCTACCCCAGGTACTCGACAAGTTTACATGGGAAAAAACCCGCGCTACCCTAATGATGCGACGCGAGAATATGAGTTTGCGCTGCAGGAATATCTTGGAATGAATGGTTCTACGGAGGTATGGATGAAGCATTTATGGACCAGACTTTTATCAAGCGGTGCTCTGGCTTTAACACTCTCGGGGTGCGTTCAAGCGAATAGTTCAGTCTTATCGAATCCTGGTGTGGTGTGGAAATCGCTAGTTTCCATTTTTGGGACATCTTCGGTGCTCTGTGTAGCCCATAACAACGGAAGATGGGTAGCGGGAGGATTCGATAGTAAGATCGCGTACTCAAACGATGGCATAACATTCACACTCGGGTCAAGCGGATTAACAGGGGGCATTCGCGGAGTCGCATATGGCAACGGGCTATGGGTAATTGTAGACAGTGATGGAGGCATAGCGACTTCTGAAAACGGAATCACTTTTACTAAACGGACAAGCCCATTCACTGCTCAGATAAGAAGCGTTTGCTATGGCGGTGGTAAATGGATTGCTGTTGGTTTTGATGGAAAAATTGCATCGTCACCGAATGGTGTAACATGGACCCTACTGAGCAACCCATTTCAGTTGTCAGTGTTAGGAGGTGTTGCATATAGCAACGGGAGATGGGTAGTAGTAGGGGGTAATGGAAAGGTCGCATATTCAAATGACGGTGTGACATTTACACTCGGGTCAAGTGGATTCGGTACAACCAGTATCTATGCTGTTGCATATGGTAATGGAAGATGGGTAATAGCAGGAGATAGCGGAAAGGTCGCATATTCAAATGACGGTGTGACATTTACACTCGGGTCAAGTGGATTCGGTACAAATGCTATATATGGTGTTACTTATGGAAACGGGAAGTGGGTAATTGTCGGTACTGGAGGGAAGGTTGCATACTCAACTGACGGTATAACATTTCTCTCGGACAATTTACAACAACCATTTGGAACAGACGGGTATTTTACAGCAGTTGCAACGGATCAGTTGGGTATTTTCATAGCTGTTGGTAATTCAGGTAGTACTCAAAACGGGCTCCTTGCTCGTTCCGACCCACTCGAAGCTGGTGGCGGTGTTGTCGGTAAGGTATACGATACCGTTCATGGGGAGCTAAATAAACTTTGGGACGGACGGTTCTTCCAGAGCTACGCGAGTGTAGCTGATATTCCAACGGAGAAAACAAGGGTACTAGAGTTTTCAAGTGCGGCAACGAGGGGAACCGCATTTGCCGCAATCAGCGCATTGCTCAATCCCGTCGTTGGTTCTAAGATGTCCTGTCATGGCCAAAGAACATATAGTTATGGTGTCTCGTATAGCTGTGATGTTAGTAGTATATACCGATTAAGTGCATCGCAGATAAGGCTTGCGAGCTTGGACGGAAGCAACGCATTTGATCTTGATACCTCGGCAAATACTTTAGGCGTAGACATACAAATCGAACTCATTATTTATAGAGATGTCTAAGGAGGCGCTATGTACGTACTGACATTAACCGGAGTAACTGGATTTGCTGTGGACCACGTTGAACGAAAAGGGATAGAGCATTTATGCAATGTGCACCTTCCCGAGGGGACTAAGTGCTGGCCGTTTACCGAGGCAGAATACGAGGAAATGGGACGGCCAGAGTTCGGCGCGATAGGGCCTAAAGAGGATCCGGCGTTTACCACCATCGGAAAACCGACATGGAAGGAATTACACCCGGAGCTTTTCGACGATTACAGGCATCCAAAAGAGCCTGAAAAAGGGGAATCTGATGCTGGTCAAAGTTAATAACGAGAAAAACAAAGCGATTAAGGCTGAAAAAGAAAAAGCCGAAAGAACGGCATCCGCGCTTTCCAGGCTTGCAGAAATAGACGCGCTTTCAATCCGGCCGCTTCGTGCGAAACTCTCTGGATTATCAAGCAAAGGCGACGACGAAAGACTGGAATCCCTCGAGGAAGAAGCGAAGAAGTTACGAAAAGAGCTTTAATACAAACCGAGACATAATTCCAAAACCCCATCCTTGTTTTTTTATCCATTTTTACGGAAAATGACCCTATATATGGTGTGATAAGCGGGGGTTAAATATGTTCGACGCGATAAGTAAAATGAGTACGCCCAATCTGATAATCTTATCCGTAACGGTTTTGATTATCGTTGCGATGGTTCTTTTCCTGGTTTGGAAACGCGGCTTCAAGGCATCGGCAGGGGGTAAAACCCTCGAATTTGCAGGATCCGACGGAGAGGTGCAGCAAACCGACCAGCTCGGGCTCATGTATATCATGAACGACAACTGCCATCAGATCGAAGAAAGAAAAAAAGAGCGCATTGACTCGATCATACCGGCGCTTTCCTACCGATTAAGCGACATCAGCAATCTTTCCTGTATCAGCCTCAAGGCGGAATCCATTCTTCAAAACCGGCGCCGGCAAAACGGATTCGCAAAACTCAAGACCAAGAAAGCATTTTCCGAATACGTTGACGACGTTTCCGGGGAGCTTCTCGGGAAAGCAAGATCTGAGGCTAGCAGGGTAGTATCCTGTTCGGTCCTTCCGGTTGGAACCATCGACGAGTCTGTCGTTCACTCGGTTTCTGAAGCATTTGCTTTGAAAGCGATTCAGGCAGTACGGGACGAATACGCCGAAAAAGCCGAAATGTACCGCAGATTCAAACCTCAATTCGAAATTCTCAAGGACAAGCCGCGCGTTGACTTCTGCGAACAGAAAATTAGAAAGCATGACGACCGCGCGAAAGTGTTCGGGGATCTTATCGAGGAGATAGGCGGATGAACCGCTGGATACTTTGCTTCGCCGCGGCCCTCCTCATAGGTTCGTGCGCTCTCGGGTGTAAGACGGCTCCTACGCCTATTCCGGTGGATGAACTTGAGATCGCGACGGAAGCTGCGGAGGCCTTAGCCGGATTAGCGAGCACCGTTTCGAGCCAGGCGGAGAATCTCGCAGTTGCCCTGGAAGAGCTTCCGGTCCCGGCCGAGGTAAAGACCGCCGCCCGTATACACGCAGAAGATGCGAAAAAGGCCGCGACTGTCGCTCAAGGCGTCGTTATTAAAGTTGAAGAAATAAAACCGGCAGTCGAAATGATCGCTGGTGAGCGGAATGAATCAACAATCGAGATAGAAAGAGTAACGAAACAGCGAAATGACGCTTGGATCGGTTTAGTTATCATTTTGGTAATCGTCGGGGTCGTTATTTTACGGAAAGCAAGAATTATTTAAGGAACGGAGGGTAAAGCTATGCCTGCAATATTCGGGAATCAAATGTACGATGAAGGGCTCCTGGGATTCCAGGCCCGCGGTCAAACAATTCATCTTTGTTCGGCTCAGCCGACCAATTACGCTGGCCTAGCGGCGGTTTCTCTCGGAAACGCAGCGGTGAGCATCGGGGATCCGGCGAACGGAACAACCGGACGGAGGGTTACCGTTGCCGCTGTAACGGCCGGAGAGAAGACGCTTCTGGCAGAAACCGTAGCCACTCATTACGCAATCGCCGATGATACGAACGATATTCTCCTCGTATCTCAAGAACTCGAAGCCCCGATTACTCTTACGCCTGGAGGTACCTGGGCTATGGCTTCGTTCGACGTTACCTTCCCAGCACCAACGACGTAA